GGCTCAGCCAACTTCTTCATTTCATTGTAGTAGTCAATCTTTTCCTGCTCTGTAAACTTGTCATTCATGGCTATTTGCTTATCACCATGCAGGAATGATTCTAGAGTAGGATATTTCTTGGCGAACCTTGTACCATTGGAATGCTGAATGCGATAATATGCCCTAGAAGGGTCATTGTCCATCAGAGTAGCATAATTCTTTCCAATCTTCTTAGATGATGTAACATAGCCACCCCAACCAAATGCTTGTGAACCTTCACCCTCACCTATGTGGTCGAAGTCAAACTCAGAAAAGCTAGCACCAGTACCATGATAAGTGCGTAAGAATCTCACTCCCGGCTCAGCAACAGCCTTCAACTGTCTATCCAAATCCTTATATTTAGCAAACAAGGAATCAAGCTTATCTTGATATTTCTCAATAGCCTTATAATCAAACTCCCTCCAAACATCATCAGGAATATCGTTTTCAGAAGCCAGTCCATGCTCATCCATGTACTCCTTCATCAACTGATTTTGATACTCCTTACGTTCCTGCCCGGTTAATTTATAAGCCTCCTCAGTCTCCTTAATCTGCTTCTTCAATTCATCCTTCTTACTAGTCTGAGCAGCTATCTTATATGGGTCAAACTCCGAAGGGAAAGAGCCAGTAAGCCCAGCCACATTGTCCTCAAAGCTCTTGTCGAGATTGAAAACCTTGTAGTTTCCCCACATCAGTCTGTTCAGGTAGGTACGTTCCTTTCTTGCCAGTTCCTGCTTCTGGTAGTACTCCGGCATCTTATTCGGATTGCTCATATCCACCACGGCATACTGCGCCCATTTGTTTGGTCGCAAATCCTTGGCAAAGTTATAAGCATTATCGGCAGCCTGTTTTTCCTCAGGAGTCTTAATCTTAAATCTCATTTCAGGCTGATTCAGCAACATGGCAAGATTCAGATTATCCTGCGCATCAGCCACCTTCTCCATATCCTCATTGCTAACCACCTTCACCGGTATGCCAGCCTTCTTAAGCATAGTAGAAACAGCATCGTAAGCCACCTTCTGTGCCTCCGTCATATCAGATGGCTTCACCTCCTTCACATCGCGGTGGAAAGGAAGATCATCCATATTCATCTGGGCAAAAGGCAGATTTTCCTCCTTCTGCCCACTAGAAAGCGCATCAGAATCCTTCTTAATCATGGCATAGTCAGCAAATGGCTTGGTTTTTCGGTCACTTGATTGCAACCATTTATCGAAGGTAGCCTTAGGCACAGAAGTAACCTTACCAAGTCCCTTCCAGCCCTTGGAGTAGTTGGCAAGATAAGCCTCTGTAGCAGCCTCCTCAGAAGGAAAGCCATACATCACCTTATGCTCATCAAACTCTCCAGTCTCTGGGGTCACCTGATCTACCACATAAACGTTACCATCAAAAGTATCAAGGTCAGCGGCATCATTGATGAACATATCAATATGATCACCATCCACACCTATCTTGCCCAAAATATAGCCGTAAGTATCGTGCATGGTCACGCTCCAAGGCTTGCCCTGCTCGTCCTTACCGCTGCGAGTCACACCCTTTGGAGTCTCAACAGTAAAGTCATATCCCCCAAAAGTCAAATGCCCTTTCTTATAATTGCCAGCCTTCTTCTGCGCCTCTGTAGGCTCAGTCTCCGTTTCAGCGATAGCATTTTTCAGTCTGTCCGCAAAAGGGGCATTCTCAATATTCTCATCACTCTCAATAGCACGAATGGCATCAGTAAGCGGCTTTATGGTCGCACGTTTCACCTTATATAATTCATCCTTCTTCTTAGCCAACTTAGCCTGCGCCAACTGCCCAGAAAGATAATCATGCCCCAAATCACTTGCTATCAGGGCATCTGTCAATTCCTTCTGAGCTTTCTTGACAGCTTTCTTGTCACCGCTCTCAACAGCACTCTTCAAGGCATAAGCAAAAGGAGTAACAGGCTTCAATGCTTCCTTAATAGACTCATCATAAGTATTGGCATTTTCAACCTTCTTCTTACGCTCATTTGCGCCCTCTCTACGCTCATACTCATCAGCAGTGAAATACTCAAATTCCTCGTCAATACCTTTCAAAACATCACTAACCTCCTTAAACTCCTCATCAGAAAGAGTCTTCAAAAGTTCGTCCATGTCATAAGCAACATCAACTTCCGGCACATCATCAGGATCAACTTCTCCCTGCTCCATCAGGTCCCAGTACTCCTTCTGCTCTTTTGCCAATTCTACAATCTTGTCAAATGCTTCACTATGAGTACCGATCTCTTTCATTTCCTCCTCCTGGCGTTCAACCTCTCGCATCTGCTGCTCAACACTGGCCACCTTATTATTCAAGGTGTAATTCTTAATGTCTGAGTAGCTTTGAGCACTGCCAATGAGATCAAGGAAAGCACTTCTGATGTCGTGATCCGTATATCCCATTTGCTTAAGATTTATAGGCATGTCATCATACAGACTATGAACAAACTCCGGAACAGTCTTACCCTCGCCTTCCTTGGCAAGAATTTGCAGCTTCTCGAAGTCCTTTCGTCCCAAACCAGTCTCCTGCTGAATACCATTAGAGAAGGCACCACCCTTCTCCTTGCCCTCATAGTTCAAGGTGAAACGGCCGATATTATTAGCCACATACTCTTCCAGGGTATTTGGCTCAGTGTCATTGAAGTCGGCTGCGCCTCTCACTTCTTCATAGATGGAATTAAGCTGGTTCATATTACCATTCTTGATGGCATTCTCCACCTTGATGGCACGCTGCTCTGCAGGAGTCATATCCTCCACAGCCTTGGCTCTGGCTTCCATATTTTCCTTACGATAGAGTGTTTTCAGCTTATCAGCCTGGGCCTTCAACTCCTTGGCAGATTCTGTAAGATTAGTCTGTCTAGCCTGCAACTGGGCCTTGGTCGTGTTCAGTTCCTTAATCTGCTCTGGCTCCAGGTCTATCTCCCCATTCACATAGCGATCAAGCACCTCATCAACACCATCAATCTCTCGCTGCACCTCATCCGACTGAATACGATAGATACGCTTGCGCTCTGAGGCAATAAAGTCACTAGCCTCATCCATAGTAGGATATTGCTTCTTTAATTCCTCATCACTAAACTCGGCAACCTCGCGTCCCTCTATAGGAGCAACGTCACCTTCATTCACACCGGCATCAGCAATCTTCTGGGTGCGGTCTGCCTTGATAGCCTGAGCCTCCTCAGGAGTCATCACGGCAGAACGAATCTTATCCCAATTGTCGAAACGAGCCTGCAGATCTGCAATCTGTCCCTCCATCTGCTTATTAGCCAAAGTCCTTGTCTCGGCATTCTTCGGGTCCAGATCAGCATTGATGGACAACCATTCCTCATTACTTGCAATATGCTCTCTTAGCTGGTTGATACGCTTCTGCAGGGCTTGTTTCTCGGCAACAATATTAGCGAAAAGCGCCTTGCGGTCTTCCCCGGCTGTTTCTTGCAGATATTCTGCAGCCACCTTAGGGTCAGTCTGAGTGTCAGAATAGTCTGGCTGACCAGCTGCATACCCGAAGATACCCTTCTTATACCGTTCCTGCTTATCAGCCTCAGCCTGCTTCATCTCAGCCATTTCACGCTCACCATCCTCTCGATCCAAACGCTCATTAATGGTGTTATCAAGCGCATTCTTTCGCCAGGTGTCAAACTCCTCTTTAGTAAGGGCAATATTATCCTTACCATCAGTAAGCACTATCTTTCCATCCTCGCTAAATCCGGCAAAGGTCATGTCAATATTAGCATCACCTTCCTCCATGGCAACCGTCACCCGGTCATTCGGTTTCAAACCGCTGCCATCAAACTGGCTGATAAACTGCTTATTTCTTGCTTCCTTCTGCTGAGCCAAAGAACTCTCGATGTATTCATCAAGAGAAACTGGAGTGCCCACCTCTTTAATCTCAGCATTCGAAACCTGCTTAATCGTAGGCTGTCCCTGCTCATCAGGCACAACAACAAAGCCTCCACCATATTCGTTAGCCTTCTTCAAGAATACCTGCTTACCGCTTGTAAGAGTAGCTGGCACGATGTTTCCGTCTTCCGTCTGATAAGGCCAAAGCTGTTCCTTCAAAGCTTCTCCATAGCCATCATCAGCATGCTGCAGAGCATCAATAGCACCATTCTTGGCATCCATTGCCTCCACATACTTGCTGATAGCCTCTTTCTGGGCAGGAGTAAGATTACCGGCACGCTGAGCCACAAACTGCTCCATGTCTCTGCCTTCATTATACGCCTTGGTCACCAAATCAAACATAGTATCGCTATCAGCAAACGCTCGCTTCAAGCGTCCGGTAGCCAAATCGCTATTATAGTCAATAGCCTTCAAAGTCCCGGAATCCCCATTCTTATAAGCCTCCTGACCCATAACAAAAGCATCAGAGGCAGCAACATTAGGCGCTGAACTTGCAACCTCAACAGCAGAGTTTGCAACGTTTGCAGCAGAGTTTGCATCACTAGGACTTGGTACGGAGTTGGTACGGTCTTGGTACGGAGCAGGTCCTGCTGAAACAGGAGGCTCCTGACCACCAGCAGCACCCTCAGAAGAAGAAGAAGAAGTACCTTCTACCGGAGCCGTACCCTCAACAGAAGCTGCACCCTCAACAGGAGCAGCAGGCTTCTCTCCTTCAATACCACTCTGCTCAATTCGCTTCTGCTCATTGCCATGGGCAGTATTATAGAGGTCATCCACCGTCTGCTTCATTTCACGTTTCAGCTCGATAGAGTTATAAAGCTCCTTAAGATAAGACTCCACCAGTGGCGCATACTTCTTATCTTTCGATTCCAAAGCCTTACGGAGAGTACCACGTGCCACACCATGGGAATCCTCAAAGGTATTCACAAACTCCCTCATCACGGAACTGTTCTCCAAGGCAGAATTATAGAAGTGGCGATAAGTATCAACCTGCTTCTGCTCCTCCTCAGTAAGGATGATGCCCTTCTGCTGCTTATCCATGATGTCCTTGATGGCACCAGCATTCTGATGAAGATAAACCGCTGCCTTATCCTCATCCGTCAATTTCTCACCCATATTATATTTCTGGGCTGCCTGATTGTATAAACCATCAAGATGCTCCTGGGTAAACTCATTATGGAACTCACCTTCCAGCACAGAAGCCAAACCAAGAGTCTTCTCATACTCCAGCTTCTTATCAGCCTTCTGAGCCTCATCAAGCGAAGAATACTCCTTTCTGTCAATGATACCGCCATCCTTATTCAAGGTTTCGAGATAAACCTTGCCATTATCCATAGGCTGTACGATGACGGAATCTACTACAGGCGAGAAAGAAGAAGGGCGCTTGCCTTCTACAACTGCCATCATCTTAGCCTTCAACACCTCCGGAACACTCTTGTCGTTCATCAGGTTCATATATTTCTGTGTAAGCTGTCCATCAAGGCGCTGGGCGTTCTCACCCTCCACGGCATACTCCCCGATGCCTACCTTCTCGAAGGCATCACGAAGATCCTCATAGCCGAATCGCTTCAACTCGGCAATATCCTGATCCGTGAAGTCATATTTCTTGTTAAACTCCCTCGCGTCCTTGAATCGGGCATACTTGCCCACCATACCCGGTAAACCGATAGCAGTAAGGTTCGCCATACTTTCGAGGAAGCTCTCGGCAGCATCCTTGCCTGTAGGCTTGAAGTTCGGATCCTGCGCCATGCGCTCCAGCATCTGATGACCGGTCATAATACCGGAATCAGCAACCTTTCCACCAACATCAGCAAGAATATTGGTAGCCAAACCTCTGCCCTTGCCTATCATATTAGCAATAGTATTACCCTGCATGATAACACCTAAGGCACTCTGTTTACCTCCCTCTAATAAAGTATCAAGCGCAATCTTCCACCCAGAAGGATTGTAAATCTTGCCATTCTCATCAAACTGACCAGTGCGGTATTTTTCATCAATAGGCTTCGAGATAGCCGACTGACCACCAAAGGTAACAGCGCCATGCACGGCTCCACTCTTCAAAGCCTCGGTCTTGCTCTTGCCGATAAGCAGTTTTGCGGCACGTGCAGCCATCCTGCTCTCCATACCCTTAGCCATCAAGTCACCTGCCAGTCTGCCCTCAGCCTTAGCCAACATGCTCTTGGTCAACTTGCCACCAGCAGCTCCAGGCAACCAATAACTCCAGGCATCACCAGCAAAGGTCAGAGCACCACTAGCCACGTTCTCCCAGAAGCCCGGCTGATACTGCTGATTGGCAATATCCTCCAGCCAGTTCTGATAGTCCGTCTGAACAGCCTTGCGAGTAATCTTACCCACAATAGTGTTACCCAAACCAGTCTTCATGATGTACTCAGCACTACCCTTAGGCATCATACCCTTAATCTCCAACTGGTCCAATTCATTCTTAAGAACAGAATTGATCATCGGCTTGAACTGCTTAGGATCACTACTCAGAGTGCCATTCAAGCCATACCGTTGCATCACCTTAAATGCCGCATTGCTCATGTCATTCAAGAAATCCGGATTCCTATAGAGCTTACCAAACTTATTGCGCAAACTAGAAAGCACCTTTGCAGGATCCTTGGCCTCGTTTGCCTCATACTGAGCACCAAGTGCTGTACCCAGACGAAGATTAGCCGGAATAAACTGGCTTCCTTCCATTCCCTCCGTAAATGCCTTACTGCCTGCCTCCTGAGCCTTGTTGTACTCATCCACTACAGATGGACTCACATATTTAGTAATAACGCTAGAAAGAGCATCATTGATGTCCTGGTTCATCAGTCTGTCCTGCACATGCTCATCGTGAGCATAGAGACGAGTAGCGATGCCCTCAGCTATGTTGCGATAGTTCGGACCATATTTGTTCACCAGACTCTGCACCATAGCAGGCTTCAAAAACTGTCCCACATAGTCATCATAGCTGATACCCATGTTATCCGCCTCCTGCTTCAACTTATCCTGCACGCTATGGCTATACCATTGTGTTTCGATACTCTTCTCTGCATCCTGCACCGTATCATCAGGCAAAGAAGATACTACCTGGTTGGTAACGTCCATAGCCGAACGGTTGGCATATCTGCCCAGAGCAGACTGCACCATCTTCACTGCCTCCTCATTGCTATTGGCAGTACCATCAGCCAACAAGTCGGCAACCATATTCTCAAAGTAAGTACCCTGCTTATCCGGTCTCTGCTTCCAGTTCTCCAGATAGTTGGCAAGTTTGGCATCCATCAACCCCTCATTATTCACCACACTGGTTGGAGTTGTTACAGGAACCTCCTCTTTAGATTCAGGAGAAGCCGCATTAGCTGATGATGAAGGAGAAGTTTCTTCCTTCACTGGCTTTTCCTCACCTTTTACAACCGGCTGAGAAATCGCTGGCGATGGCTGATATGTTCCGTTGCTCGTCTGAACACCAGTAGGAATCATACCCAAGGCTTTTGCAATAAGCCCAGGCTCCTTGTCTGCAGTTTCCGGCTTCTCTTCCTCAGGCAAAGAACCAGTCATCCATTTAGTAAACCATGATCTGTTATCTTCCTTCGGCTTTTCTGCAGCTGGTTTCGCTGCTGGTTGAGCCACCTGCGGCTTAGTCTCTGTAGAAGCATTCTGCCCTACACTCTGAGTAGAAGCAGCTACCTGCTGAGCACCACCAGAAGTAGATGGAGCTGGCTCCAGCACCATCTTGTCAAAGTCTTCCAGTGTTCCCACATCATAGCCCATGTTCTTGGCCTCATTGTAGTACCAGTCACGATCTTCCTTGTTGTTCAAGTCCTTTTTGAAGTCATCATAGCTACCTACCTCATAGCCATTTTCCTTGAACTCATTATAAAAATATTGTCTGTCTTGCTCGTCAAACATACTTTATGTGATTTATAATTAATATTCCGTTATTTTCTTCTCGATGGTGGAACCTTGCTGCCACCGCCCCTACGTGAAGGAGGAATCTTACTGCCACCACCTCCTCTTCGGGAAGGAGGAGTCCGGTCAAACTTCATCTGAGCCTTAGCCCATCTGGAAGCCTGCTGGCGATTCTTTTCATTAGCCCAAGTGCCACCGCGGCCATCATTGCCACCGATAGCCATACCATTGTTCTCAGCCCACCTATTTACAAGTTTCCTAAACTTAGGGTCGTTCACATACCTGGTGTTGAAATCATCCGCTTCCTTCTGGTTGGCATTCTTCTGCCTCTGTCCCTCTGTCTGCGAATTGATATGCCTAACTTGCGCTCCCTTCACCACTACGCTAGCATTATGATCAGCAGCTCCGGCATTGGCATTGTTCTTTTGAGCTGTCAGCAAATCTGCCTTCTTGCCTCTCAAAGCATCCTCAGTTTCCTTTCTGGCTGTACTGAGTGCAGCCTGTGCTGTAGCGGCATTTCCCCTAGCCTGCTCTGTCTGAACCTTAACAGGAGTAAGAGCCTCCTCCTGAATCTTCTGTGCCCCTCGATAAGCAGCCAGTGCCTCATTAGCCTTGGCAGCAGCCTCCGCCTGCAACTGAGCCTGCCTGTCTTTCCGGTCCTTGTAGATATTCAGCAGCATCTGGTCATAGCCCTTAGCTCTCAAAGCATCTGTAGCCTCCCTGATCTTGCGCTGGCGGTCGGTAAGCTCTTGTGCAGATTCAATCTTCTGCGATGGCGCACCTTGTGTAGTACCGATGAAATTGCCAAGATGCATCAGGAAATTGCTCCATTGCTCCATCTTGGCCTGCCTCTCCGCTTTCTTCTTCAAGGCTTCATTGGCAGCTACGGTTTTATCTCCATCACCCAGAGTATTGAGCCATGGCATAAAGACAGACCAGTTTCCATCACCATTCTTCTGGTAATCTCGCATGATGTCATAAGGCTTCATCTGCCGCAAGAGAGGATTCTGCTCTATCTCGCTGTAAGGTCTGCTCCAGTCTATCTTGATACCCTGATTAGGCTCCACCTTGGTAACTTCCTCGGTTGGCTGTTGGGCAAAAGATTCCTTGCTACCATTTCCAGTAATACCGGTCGTATCTATGGCTGTACCCTTTCCCGGTTCTGCTGCAGTGGTCTGAACTGTTGCTGCAACCTCCGGCTTCACCACATTATCATCAGGGAAATCAGTAACAGGAGTGACGGCAGTAGCCGGACGCTTAGGAGTTAAATCATCTAATGTAAATCCCATAACATCCTCCTTTCTTAAATAGGTAACTTACTTGCTGCACCTGCCAGTCCGCTAGTGGCATCCGTGATACCCTGCGCCTTCGAAAGTGCCTTGTCACGCTTGGCAGTAGCGATGTAGTTAGTCATCTGGTCTATCTGCGAATCTGCATTATTCCACACATTTTCTTTAGTCTGAGCGCCCTGTACGGCAGCTTCCTGCATCATCTTGCCCACCTGCTCCTGAGCAGCCTGCTTGCTCAGCGCCACCGCTTCATCAGTTCCACCACTCACGATATTGGTGTTCCTGGCTGTCTGTGTAGCGTTATCCAATACCTGCTGGGCATTGGTCACGGCTACCTGATTTTCCGCTGTCTGCGTAGGATCCTGATAATACAAGTTGTCACGGTGATCCTTCACCTGCTGCAATCGGTCTTGATACATCTGGATATACTGATCATATCCTTTGTTTCGGGCTTTAGCAGCCATCAGTCCACCTGCAGCTGTGGCTACACCGCCTAAGATTCCGCCTACAGAGCCGGTAAGCCCCTTGGCAATTTTTCCAATAAGTCCCATAAAAATCGATTTTAAATGTTTAAACAGTGTAAAAGTAATGCCTTTTTCGCTAAGTTTTTTGATAAATTGCGCAAGTCGAGCACCTACTTATCCATTTTTTCGCTATATTTGCACCAGAAAACTATCAGTAACATCAAATAATTAGGTAATATGGCAGCACAGAAAGATAATGAATCAAATCCAAAGAGCAAAAGAAAAAAGACTGGTGGACGTAAGGCTGGAACACCCAATAAGGTCACGAAAAGTGTCAGGGAAAGCCTCCGTGATGCCATTGTAGGCTATCTCAATGGCAGTAACGAGAATGGATATTCTCTGGAGAATGATCTATATTCTATACAGGAGCCAGCCGGTCGCTTGGCGATGGTAGCAAAGTTCCTACCCTATGCAGCACCAAAATTGCAGTCAGTTTCATTCAATAGCGATGAAACTCGCAATCTGTCGGTAGAAGAAACATTCATGAAGCTTGAAGATGATTTCGAGAAGCAGGAAACCACCATCAATATCAAGAATCTCAAAATTGTTAATAATGGCTAAAACGCAAATCGGGCAGCCCTCTCTAAATTTTTCGCTACTTTAAAGAAGACTGCCCTCTGTCAGGAAAATGGGTAAAACCGCTAGATTTTAACCCTTATTAGTCATAAATTAAATTATTTTAACCAATTATGACCCACATTTTGTTTATCTAAACAAATCCGTAATATCACAATCTATAGCATCAGCTACTCTTGTAAGATAGCCAACTGTCGGGTTACCACTGAGGGCAGCAGATAAAGTACCTTTGGTGATTCCCATCTTGCTGGCTACTTCCTCAATGGTCATGCCCTTCTCCTTGATAACTTCTTTTGCCTTTAGTGTTGACATTATGGAAGATAATTATAGTTGTCGTTAAGATATTTCTTCAACTCATCAATCTGTTCCTCAGTTGGCTCTCCAGATTCATCAAGTTCTGAATCATCAAAATATTCGTTATAGCCAATACCATTGTCGGCATCGCTGATAATGTAATCAGCTACAGACTCATATCCACCTTCGAGGATAAACTGCTTGTTGTCACTTGCGATTGACTTAACATAAGTATCAATAGACTTTTTCATATTTTATGACTTAACCGTGATGTCGAGGGCTTAACGATTGTTTTTATTTTTCTGCTGCAAAGGTACGTAAAAGTTTGGATATAACCAAACTTTTACAGGAGTTTAACACAGATTTAACATATCTATTTCATGTCACGCATCCGCTCAAAGTACTTAGTCTGGTTCTTGGTCACGTTCTTCACCTTAATCTGTATAGTACAGTTCTTAGGCACGGTATCATTGATATTATCCATCAGTTGCCGTATAATGTCATCCGTATTCCGGTAGCCCTTGCCATCCACATGACCAACCACCTCGCCCATAAAGTAGGCATCAGCACAAAGTTCAAACGTCTCCTCTACTTTTTCAAATACAGGAGCATGATACTCCTGCGTTCGTCTGCTCGGATCATTGGTGAAGAAGACCTTCTCCACCACCTTCTCATTCAGTTCCCAGGCTCTGGAGAAGTCCGGCTTTACATAACCGCTCGTAATCTTATGAGTAGTTGCATGGTTCATTGCAAAGCCTATCTCTGCATAGTTGGCACCTATATCATTCTGTGCGATAGTGGCCCAAGTATGGCGAAAAGTATAAGGTGTATAAAACTCATCATCAGGCATACCCAGATAGTTTTTGCAGATACTCTTAATATAAATACCCAAATTCGTGCCCATTGACCGGGAAGTGGAATATCTCGTATGAAACGTAAAAAGATAAGGATCATTCGACTTTGATAGATATTTCTCCAAAGTAGGGTAAAGCATTTCAGGAACCCTCATTTCTATATAGGCCTTATCACTACGATGCGTTCTTGTCTTTTTCCTCTCATAATGGAGGATACCATCATAGTAGCATTCCTTCTTCATATCCAAAAGATCAGCTACATTTATACCAGCTAAGCATAATATCATCTTACATACATCTAAAGCCAGCTTTTGCCCTTCGAATTTTGGTGTAACCGCAAAGAAACTCCTGCACTCCTCTAAAGTAATAGCTCGTTTATTAGGTACAGTCATTTTCTCTATCTTGATCTTATTCCAAGGATTGTACTTAATTGGCATCAAACCTGCTTCCTCATCATTATACTTCCTTATACCTTCCATATATATACGCTTCATCAGAGTTGGATAATAGCATTTGCAGCTATTCTTATTCTCTAGGCTTTTAAGCCATTCTGTCAGAAAGCGTACAGTCATCTGAGAAAACATCAGCTTATTTGTTCCTGCAAAATTTTCAAGATTATGCAATCCACCCTCATAGACAAGAAGAGTCGTATGTTGTAATGTTCCGCTAAGTGAATCTATAAAGGAACGTGCAAAGTCTGAAAAGCAAATATCCTGTGACGAAGACAGCAGATACTCCCTAACCTGATAAACCGTCCAGCCTGTTATATCTATCTTATTCAATTTTTCAATCCACTCATTGATTATGGTCATACAGGATGCTAGCACAAAAGAGTCTTTCACCTCTTTTGTACTCTTGATCAATCCCTTGTCACCAACAAACTTATCGGTCTTAACTAACAACTTCTGACGATTATGCAAGATACGAATGTAAACAGGATAATAACCATCAGATCGTTTCTTTGATACTATAACTTTAAATGTTGCCATATCACTTTATTTTTTGCAACTGTTTTGCAACAATCGTTCGTTTTTGGCGTGTTTTACGTGTCAAACACAACAAAAAAAAGCACCTTCAAACATCTAAGAATCAAGCTTTAGAGCAAAAACACCTAATTATCAACACTTTGCAATTTTCAGCTGTTAATGATAAGCGTTATTGTCATATTTACTCCTATTTACTAATATACTAAATATGCCAGATGCAACAATTCTGCAACAACTTATGATTTATTATTTAAAAACATTATATTCTGCCTGTATATGATGAACTGTGCCATCCTTATCCTTGCACTTAACATCAATGGTCACTTCGTCTTGCGAAGAAGCTTCTCCTTCCTTCATATAGATATAGCTACCTTCGATTATCGAATTATAAGACCATACATGATACTCGTCCTTTCCTGTATCTTTATTATTCAGGCTCAACGTTATTTCAGCGGCATTCTTAGCATCTGCCAAATCAATCTTTTCGTTATATTCAAATTGATTTATACAAATCTGAAAACCTCCATTACTTCTTTTATTTGCTATTTCACATCTAAAAAGACCGGCTCCCCAACTTGCAAAACCCCAATAGCTATACGGAGCCTCATCATAGCTAAACGTATAATGATAAGAAGGCTCATTTTGCCAGTTCTCAGAAGGGAGATAATCGCTATATGGAAGTTCACCACCATATTTTACCTTTAACGTATGCTCATAGCCATTATCTCCTGAATAGACAAGATCAATTATAAGTTCTATATGATTTCCCTTTCTAGTCAGTTTATAATAACTACCAGCCTTAACATTAGAGCTTCCTCCAGTAACTCTATACGTATTTTGACCATCGGTAAATTGTATCTGAGAAGAATATTTATCTGTGGTCAAATCAACTTTTTCACCATAGATATAGTTCGTACAACTCAAATAAAGCTGCTTCTTGGAATGCTTGGAATCCTCTAAAGCTAGTTTTAAATTGAAGTCCTTGTCACTAGAAGGTGAAGAAGTAGCAACAGACACATCCATGAGATTGCTCACATTATATGATGATTGATCCCATACCACTGCAGTCGATCCAGATTCTCCATCCAACGACTCCTTGCTACATGAACTTAAGAAACATAGCACACCAATAAATAAGAGTGCTAGAAAATAAATACTATATCTTTTCATCTTATTTCATTTTTTTATTTTCCACACCAACCACATAATGTTTTGCCCTGAACGATGGCATTAGCCTCATCAGTAGCAGTTATATGGCCTGTACTTCGCTTTAATGCCTGACAATTCCGATCCTTATGGTATCGCTTGGAACCTGGGCTATCTGAAACATATACCTTGCCTCCTGAAGTTACCTCTGTTTGGAAGGCATCAGCCTCAGCACTACTTGAAGGAGATGACAACCTACCTATTGCAAAGCCAATCATCAAGAAACCTATGCAGAAGGTCACTAGACCAAAGCAAAAGAACTTTTTTGAAAGCCTCAACTTTCTGTCTATATCATATTTACAATCTTCTATGTCCGTCATAATTATCATTTCACCCTTAATTAATTGTCATATTCTTATTTTAATAAAGAAGGATCAAATACTTTCTTTGGAGGATAAGATGTGCTAATATAATATACATTACCAGTCTCATTGTCCAAAACAAACTTTTGATGCAAAGTATATCTTTTGTAACAATCTTCGTTTGTTTTACCATTCAATGCAAAAACAAAGCAACAACAGATCACTCCAGAGGCTACAATCATACTTAACACCATATAGTAATATTTGATCCAATTTCTACCAGACAAAGTATCAACTTTATAAAGATGAAAAATTTTATTCATAACACTTTTAGAGTTCAATTTATTCCCAAAGCACTCCCAATACCTACTAGTTATATGCATAACTGCAGTCATTTTCCGATAAACGGGATTGAAGTGGGTAAAAATTGATATACTCAACAAAGGGTTCAAATATCCATATTTTATTGTATCATGATTCGATGAAGAATTGTTAATAACAAACAAATTGGAATCCAGCATTCCCATTAATACATTTACAGCATCCCATACATTTACAGTTCTGTCTGTACAACTTTCAATTGTTATATCGACACATTTATTATTGTCGAATTTATATAATATTGAAACATACAGATTATCATTTATCTTGTAGCTAGGGATAATAATTTCAAGCATATCAGTTTTGCCATCATATAAAGAAGCGATTTCCATTACGTGCTGAAAATCGTCACCTATCGTGATTCCTAAAACTGTTACATTGCCATTAGAATAGCAATTTATAAAATTCTTCATTTCTTTCTTATCTTAACTATCCTACATGTACCTGGCTTCTAGCCGAAAGACCTTGAATCTCCCTCAGCACCTTATTCTCCGCCCTTAGAGCTATTACTTCTCGTTCCAATTCATTCATATCTACTAAACTCTTATTGGCCAAAGAAGGCGCTTTCTTTTCTGAACTAAAAAATTCAGCTACATCTACACCAAGGACTTCGGCAAGGTTTTCAACTGTACTAACTTTCACATCAGCACCATTCAGGAGGTTATCCAACGTGGTTCGACTAACCTTCATCTTAGAAGCAATATCAATTTTGCTCAGTTTGCTGGACGTTATGATGTCCACTATTCTTTGCACATTCATATTAAAATCCTTTAAATGTTCAACAAAGTGAGTTAATAAGTATTAATTATGCCCACTAAACTATACACTTTCAAAAAGTTTATTGTACTTTTGCACCGTAAAGTTAATAAATAAATAAATAAACACCAAATAAAATAGGAGAAAAATGATGGAAGGAAAGAAAATATTTCTGGAATCGGTGATAACCGATGATGGATAAAAGAGAAAAAGGGAAGGCCGCAACTCCTCCCCTGAAACTAGAAGAGACTTAATCGTCAACAGGTATTACCAGGCATCTGGCAAAACGTGGGCGAATAACTGTTCCGTCCTTCTTACGAGCGTAATGACGGAATATCACTCCCTTCTTGTTTACTTTTGAAACCTTATCCATAATAAACAATGTTTGAGGTTCTCGACCATTCGGTCGATGGAATATCGCACATCCGCTATCTGTTCGTTGCGATACATCAAAAAAAGCCCCTTGTTGCGGAAGGGGCTTAAATTCTAGCTTTTACGTGTTTATGGTGATAGCGGTTCACCCAAACAAAGCCATTACTTCAAAAGTTTCGGCTGCAAAGTTAATAAATAAATAAATTAATGCCAAATAAAATAGGAGAAAAATGATGGAAAATAAGAAAATAACTCATATTGACTGGAAAGCCATAGAAGAAAAGGTTGGCAGTTTCCTCACAGGAGATCAAGTATGCTTTCTCTTTGGAATATCTAATGATGTATTAAGCGACTACTGCAATCGTAGAATCTTAAGAACAGATTTTGATTTCGCAAACAGAAAGCAAGGATTCAATATTATTGATGTAAAGTATTTCGCAGAAAAATACTTAGGCATCAAGGATGGCTCCTACATACATGACAAAGAGCAGAAGAAAGATGAGGAGCAGAAGGAAAATGATTTCTTCACCTCTATCTGCTCAAGTATCACCCAGCGAATAGCCGATGCTAAGGAAATCGCTGAGAAGAACGGAAATGAGTGCGGTCTATCCTATCTCGTAGGATGCTTCGACCTGACTAGCAACAGCATCAGAAACTATATTCAGACTCATCAGGAAGAATATAAGGGAGAAAACATAGTAGAAGATTCACTATCAAGAAAGGAGGCAAATAATGTATATAAGTAAGACTGTTACGACTGATGTTGATGTATGTATAGAAGTTGAGCCAGAAGATGTTTTAGACGAAATGTCAATGGAGGAGATACAAAGCTATTATACGAAAAGATTCAAGCAGAACATATTTACGGATCTGACGGATGAAGAAATCAAGGGAGTACTCATCGACCTCATCACCGGAAGATGCGCAAGAAATCTACAAAGTGACAATCAGACCATCAAGGAGTCCATCAACTCCATTATGGAACAGGTATTAATATAAATTAAGGTATAGATATGGCAAAAGAAAGAAACAAGACTCCACTCAGATCGGTTATCAGAGATCTGTCCGAAGGAGAATCCATAGATTTTCCCATCGACAGACTGCAATCGGTCAAAACCACCTGCACAGATCTCGGACTCATCTATGAACGCAAGTTCAAGACCAAGACCAACAGAGTGAAGAAAACAATAAGTGTAACACGAATCAAATAACAAAAGATATGAACCAGGTAGTACAAATTCAGTTCGAGGATAAGATGATGTCCTTCGACACCTTCCTGTCTGCCATCCGTAACGTGGTGCAGGAGGAACTGGGAAAGGCTGTTGGCAAGCGGCCTTTCGTGAGCCAGGCCAAGGCGTTCAACACCTACGGCAGGCGAAACGTAGAAAGATGGGTAAAAATGGGATATGTCCATGAGCACTGGAAATACAACGAGGAAGGCAAGCCCACCAGATGCCACCTCCGTATCTCAGAGCTGGATGCTTGTGCCAACAAGGTTCAGGACTTCGTGAAACATCCATCCGGACACATTAATTGATATATATAACGTATTTTTGTTGAAAAATATGCTGTCGGTTGCGTGAGTAAGTGACAAGCTGATTCTATTTAGTTTTTTAAGGTTCAAAGGGTGCCTGGATATACCAGATAATATGCGAAGACTGGCGATCTCTTTATGATTCTTGCAATTTATCTGCATCCAGGCATCCTTTACCCTACAACACGGACGGTAGTGTCTTTGCCCATTGGGGGCGATGTCCATTATTAAAAATCCAATTGATATTCTTGATTACTATTTGTCTTTAGATATCTGCGAAAAAGGACTAAGCAGAGAAGACGATGGGTTCGAATCCCTGACCGTCCACTAATTTTTAAAATTGAACGATTATGAAGAAATTGAAAATGATTCTATGCGTCAGCCTGTGGAGCTGCATCATCTTCACCGGCATCAAGATGCTATCCCAGGGCATACACGATGAAAACGTGGTAGCCAAAATGTCTCAGAGTACATACGATGAGATTGTAGATACGCTCACCATGCGCAACAATGGCTCCAAGCCAAACGAGCACCAGATAGTAACCTACTATTATGAGCGAATCACCAAATAATAACTACGCACTCCGGAAATGCCTTCTATGCAAGGATGGCCGCAACTGCATCAACGGCAAGTACTGCCTTAAGCATAAGTGCTACGTCCACCACAGAAAGCATCTTCCATGCGAATAGAGTGACTGGCAGATTAAAAATGCACTTAAAGAGCTGGAGGATTGAATTATGGATATAAAGATTCTTAAAAAAATTATGCCTATTCTACAAGCTATTGTAGATGGCAAAACTATACAACATCAAACAATTAATAGAGAATGGTATGATACTAACGTAGCTAGTTTAGACCACTTAGTAACTTATTATAAAGATTACCGAATCAAGCCCGAGCCAAAGTACCGACCTTTCAAGGATGCAGAAGAGTGCTGGCAGGAGATGCAAAAGCACCAGCCGTTCGGGTGGATAAAATGCAAAGAAGGTTATTTCAATATCGTTTATGTTGATGACTACTATGTAGGCTTGTCAGATAAGGATAATAGCTCCATCCTGCTGGCTTCAAAAAATAGCTATCAAGACGACACATTTGCTGATGGTACTCCTTTCGGTGTAAAAGTGGAGGAATAGTTATGGCATGGTTAGCAGTTGATTATAACGGAAGGGAAAATATCTACGCTTCATGTCCGATAAGAAGTAATACTTATGATAATGAAATTCCAATACTTGGCAATCCATTTAGAGCTATAGAGGCAGAAACTACATAGAATAGATCAAGGTAAAGTAATATATTCCAAATAAAATAACGTAAATGAAATCAGATGGCTACATATTGACTCCCGAACTGCTGCAATGGAGATACTTCCATCGCCCGGTTGTCGTGCAGGTGCTTATCCACCTGCTCCTCTCCTCGGTCCACAACGAGGCAGGTGCTGTAACACTCTCCTATCGCGATCTTGCCCTGCAGCTACGCACCACGGTGAAGACCATCAGAGTAGCAATAGATACGCTGGTTGCCGACAAGATCATCACAAAATGTTCTTCGCCTAGAGCCTCAACCATAGTGTACATTAACAGTTTGCATCCCCTCTCCCACTGCATCATACCATGGCGAAATGACGTAAGGGCACAGGATAGGGCACAGATAGGGGCACACTCTAGGGCACAGAGGAAAAAGCCACAAACACCTGATAGCCAAATAGTTTTGGTGGGTCAACCACCCGACAAGGGCACAGATGGGGCACAACAAAGGGCACAAGCTAGGGCACAGCAGAAAACTGGGGCACAGCAAAGGGCACAAGCTACGGCACAGATAGGGGCACAGATTAACACTCCCGAAACCCCTTTAAATAAAGGAGATTCAGAAGATTCCGCAGCTATCAGGGGCACAGATGAGGGCACAAGTAAGGGCACAGACAAGGGCACACTTGCGAGAAAAGGGAAGAAAGAAACGAAAGAAACAAAAGAAAGCCTTTCCCCCGAACCCCCTAACAAAGAAAAGAAAGAAAGAAAAGAAAGAAGGCAAAAGAGAGCACCCACCCCCACACAAAAAAAAGAAAAAGAAAAAAAGTTGCACGATGCGGATGCTCAATTCTCAGAAGTCCTTCGACTTTTTAACCGTCTCTTTCTTGGTACCGGGGTTAAGCCTATATCCAAGATGACGCCCGACCGCAAGAAGATGGTAGCCAAGTTTATCTCAGACTACTCCTTCGAAGACATCGAGCCGATGCTACGCAAGGCGTTAGACTCAGATCTGCTATCAGGGCGCAAAGATGGAGGATGCTATATCTCCTTCAATTGGATTTTCGACCCCGAGAACTACGAGCAGCTGATGGAAGGTACCTTCGATAACCCTACCATCCAAGCCTCAGCCTCCAAGAAGTCCACTCCAAAGCAGCCAAGCCCTCCACCATCCCCTCCTCAGCCTCAGCATGAGGAAACCAGCGAGGAGATAGAAGCACGCCTACAGAAGAAGGAAGAGGCAAAGCAAGCCAAGGAGAAGGCTGAAACCGAAGCCCTCAGGCAAAAGTACCTCAGCTACATAGAATACGCTGCAAAGGATCCAAACGGCTCCATGGCAAAAATGCTAAAGCAAGCCTACGAAAATGGCACGCTCGCCCAGCTAGGCATCGTCTGGAACCCATCAGTAGCAGAAGAAGAACAGTCGCTAGCCGACTTGGATGATCAGACACAAGATTATCTCAAAAGTATCCTCGGCAATTAAGTAAACAGAACTATTAAAATTCATACGATTATGAAGAAAGAAGATTTAGAAGCCATTCTTAATGGCAGTAACCAACAAAGTGAGAAGAACCCTCCTGCACGCAAGAAACAGCGTGAGGGCGCATTGCAGATAGCATGTGTAAAATGGTTCCGTCTGCAGTACCCAGCCTTCTGGCATCTGTTCTTCCATCCCAAGAACGAGGCAGAATCCTCCAGCAAGAAGATAGCCATCAATGCTGCAGCAGGAGTAGTTGCGGGCGTTCCCGACCTCATCCTTGCACTCCCATCTTTCCGAGAAGAGAACATCGGAGATCTCAGCCCCCACAAGGTCTTCTATCACGCTCTGGGCATAGAATTGAAGTACGGCCACACCAACCAGCAGTCAGCCCATCAGAAGGAGTTTCAGGCATACTGGGATGCAGCCGGCTACAAATACGTCCTCTGCCGCTCCCTGGAAGAAGTGATGCAGCAGGTCAACGACTACATGCAGCACGTCCCCCTGTCTGCCAAGCAGTCAGTCAGCATGGTCTATCACTCAGATCCAGACACCGAGGCTAACAAGAAGCTATTAAGTAAAATCACCCAAAAGAAAAAGTAACAATGAAATCAGAACTCACATTCATCATCTTTATGATGCTCCTCATCGCCACAGCAGTCCTCTTTCTGTGGCTGATGACAAGAAACAAGAAGAAGCAGTGCAAGAACTGCCGTTTCTTCACCCTCAGAAAAGAGTCCAAGCGCCTGGGCACCTGCTCTCGCTTCTTCGACCACCATTTCTTCTGGGAGCCAGCCTGCCAAGGCTGGAAGCAGAAACAAGATAATCAGGAGGAGGAACCATAACATCAAAAAGTAGTTTCACCAAAAAAGAAGCAATATGAAGATCATCATGTATTTCTCATCGGGTGCCAAAGTCATAGGCGATTTGCTCACCCCCCCACAGCGTAAAGAACGTGAGACACAATCAGAGTTAGAGAGCCGCATCACCATAGCGCTGAACGAATCCCAACCCCATTGTGCCAACAAGATAACGAAATGTCGAATTTTAAGAAATTAAGAAAATGGAAATAAATGTAAATGAGTATTTGAAGTCCATGCAGTTCATGGATCAATTAGTACGAATGGTATCATCAGTTTATCCAGATAAGTTTATGCTAGTTTGCAAGAAACACGGAATAGACGAACGTGATGCAATGGATATGTATTCCTACTTGCAAAAAATAAAGAAAGGTCAGTTTTGGCTAGTTGATGCTAAAACAAAGGAATATCTGGAAGGTATTCTGACTTTAGCTAAGGAAGCCTATGCGTCTTATATGAATAATTGCGTAATTCTGAGAATGGTCAATTTTGGCGATGAATTTACAAAAATACTTGTAATCTTCAATAAAGATGGCAAATATAGCCAGCAGGAATTTGACCTCAAAGAGCAAAGATCGTATGTTGATATTGCTGATTTTATAGCTAATGGCTATAATATTGCGAATGTCATCCGACAGGCAGACAATGTAGATAGTAAGAACTACGTTGGCGAGAAAAAAGAAAAGCAGTATCATATTCCAGTCTATGATGGCGATGTGATGCTCTGCTACGTCAACAAGCCAGGGTATTGGAGTTCCGACTGGAAGGATTGTGGTCTCTATATCTGCGAGTCTGGTTCATATCATAGATTACTCTATACCCCAAACAAGGGCTATATTCGAAAAGGAGAGCCAGATGTAGATGAAGATTTCGAGCTTGATATAAAAGAGAACGCTTTCAGCAGCTACATCATGACCTTAAGCCAGTCCTGGTATAAGCTCGGCAACGTCTATTCCGGCATCGGCTTTCTGATAGAGAATCCGAAGTAACCCCAGTTCACCACCGTTCCCAGCGATTCTATCGCTGGTCCCCAAAAAAGTAATAGCGTATGGAAAGATTAACTAAGGCCATGGATAAGTATCTGTCCGAAGCCAAGAAGAATGTTCTGAATCTCGTTGTCTCCAAGCAATGGTTCGATATGATCGTTTCCGGTGAAAAGACAGAAGAATATCGGACGATTAAGGATTACTGGACAGTTCGACTTTATGATGTTTTTGCAAAAAATCCTACGAAGTATTTGATGGATAAAAAGATAAGCGGAGATATTGATTATCTAAAACTGATGATACGTTGTAACCATTTTATCGCAAAACCTTATACTCACGTCCTCTTCATCAACGGTTACCGCATGGATTGTCCACGCATAGAGAAGGAGATCGAGAGCATCACCATCGGCAAGCCCCAGCCCGGCTTATGCCCTAAGGAGTTCGAAAACAAAGAGTTTTTCATCATAAAATTCAAGTAGCGTATGAATGTTAGCATAACAAAAGAAGAGTTCGATGCAATTATGTTTTGCAAAGAACAGGTTGTTTCACAAGTAGAAGGAGCCTCTGATAGCAATTTTGTTAATGAAGCAAATGAGGCTTTTGAAAACTTAGACTCCTTTATGAATAAATATCATAAGGCTGTTAAGAAACATAATAATCTGCTGGATGCCAAAGCTGCTGTAAAGGTAATGCATCCTGAACTTCATGGAAAAATGAAGGATAGATTAGTAAAGTTAGTGGCCAAACAGTTAAATGTGAAACAATGAGAAATTTAGTAATATGACCCTGGAAGAAAGAACAGAAAAGATCCGTGCCACTCGCCACGCCTATTATCTCAAACATAAAGAGAAGATGAAAGCGTATAGCAAGGAGTGGTATTCCAAGCACCCCGAAAAGTGGAGGGAGTACCAGAAACGGTATCCGGAGAAAAGAAGGCAGTATCAGAAGAATAAGGAAAAGATACTGGCCTACCAAAAAGAATGGAGAAAAGCCCATCCGGATAAGTTTAAGGCATACCGGGAAAAGAGCCTGCAGAACCAGCTACTTGGCATCGCTGCCAAGCGTCCTAAAAGACAGAAACCAGCTAGAAACTTCGACACAGAGAAGCTGGCCCACATCTTCAAGGATCCTGCCACTGCAGCACATTACAAGAAAGTAATACAGCTCAATGAGCAAGCCCAGAAATGTGCCCTCTAGAGCAGGTGTTTAATCAGCGAATGAATGATCCGCAAACGGCAAACAACATCAAGTTCAACACATTTGAGACTGTATCTTTGCGCTCAATGTTATCACTTAATAATTTTTAATCTGACGCTCGGAAAGACGAGAGTCGTCCGGCATTCATTCCTCTAACAAAGAAAGCGAGGTGGTACATGAAACAGTAGCATTTCAAAGAGATTAGTATGAACATATAATAACATCATAAAACACAAAAATTATGGAAGAAACAACTTTAAAGCAGTACAAAGGTACCAAAACGGTAAAGGCAGAACCGATGAATGAATTTGACGCAGTAGAGAAAGGTTTTGCAAGAGCCAATAATGTCGGCGACACATGGAGAGAAGGCTATCACGTCCAGTACACCAACCCAGATGGCAGCACATACGATTCCTGGTCCCCAAAGGATGTGTTCGAGAAGTCATACCAGATAGCCGAAGACTTCAAGGACCGCCTGGAAATCGAGTTCAAAGAGTTGAGAATACGCTTACTGAAACTCCATAAGTTTATCCAGGATAATGGCTTTGCAAATATTGCCAAGAAAATCGGACCGGAACAGGGTGCATTACTGCTGTCACAATATCACGGTATGAGTCTCTACTTCGATGCCCTGAAAGCTCGCCTTGAGATATTGAACTCAGAATCAGAAGACAAGTAGCATTATAACAGAGTACAAAATGAAGTTTCCAAGGTCTCCCACGAAGAGCACCTGCAGCGCCTCCTCCGTGAGGCACAGCATCGCAACCGTCAGCTAGAGCATGATGGCCGCCACAAATGGGTACGTTTGTCCAAAGGAAGCAACAATCTCAAACAGCTATGTCAGGTGGATGAGAATGGCAATCTTCTCCCTCAGGAGGAAGAACGTATCAGAAAAATCAAGCAAACATTAGGTATCAAGTAATATGAGCGAAGAAAAAGCAATAGCATTCCACAAGCTGGTCGCAGAAATGCGAACCAACCAGCGAGAGTTTTGGAAATCTCGCGATAAAGACCTGCTCAAAAAATCCATCGAACTGGAGAAGAGAGTAGATGAAATCATTCTCCATGCTGACGGAAATGATGTGCCGGAGGATGACAATGGCAGCTTCTTCCTGGAGGTAGCCCAGCTTCGCGCCAGCTCCCGGCAGTACTTCCAGCTTAAGAAAATACCGGGGGCTGATCAGCAAAAGATCTATGACCTCTACAATGCCATCAAGAAGTCAGAGAGCAAGATAGATTCCCTACTCACCAAATGGCAGGATGCTCAGTACATCAAGCAGGGCTACATCATCGAGTACCACATTATGGAGAGATACCCACGTGCAATGGCTCATTCCGTATTTTCCTCACAAGATGAAAATCTGGCAAAGATAGAATATAACGACTATCTACGCAGATGCCAGGGCGGTGTGATGTATTATCAGGCTAAGAAATACCTGCCACCCAAGGGAATGCCGCCCATAGAAAACAAGCAATAGCCTCAGCGCTATCCATTAAATAATGTATAACAAATTAAAGATTTAAGATTATGACAGACAAGAAAGAAACAAACTCACTCCGTTCTCGCACCTCTACATGGTTCGAGTGCAAGGTACGCTACATGAAGACCATGGAAGATGGCTCCGAGAAGGCCGTCACCGAACTCTATACCGTAGATGCCCTATCCTTCACCGAGGCAGAGGCAAGCATCATCGAGGAGATGGCGCCTTATGTTTCAGGAGAACTGAAAGTTGCCAACATCAACCGGGCAAATTATGGAGAGATTTTCTTCTCAGACGTTGATGATGATGATCTCTGGTTCAAGGCTCGCCTCGCCTTTATCACCATTGATGAAAAGACCGAAAAGGAGAAGCGTTCCTACTATAACTACCTCGTTCAGGCAAAATCCCTTGATCGTGCCAAGCGCTATGTAGGTGAGGTGATGGGCAAAACCATGATCGATTATGAGGTGAAGAGCCTCAGCGAAACCAAGATCATGGATGTCTTCGAGCATAAGGTTCCTGTAAAGAAGGAGGATTCTGACCAGGAGCCTGACCAGAAATCAGACGAGGAATCTGAAAAGTAAACAGCTATCTTGCGCAATTTGGTCGTTACAGAACCAAGTTGCGCAACTTATCACTCCTGTTACATCTAAAAAGCATAATTTCGCAACATCAATTTTGAAGTAAATATTTAGCAATATGAAAAAGTATTTTAAGCAAATCCTCTTATGCCTTCGCCTCTGGCTTATCAAGCGCATGGGCTACAAGCTTCCATCGCTCCGAGAAGTCACACCGGTTATACCTGGCCAGTTATACGATCATTTCGGTTACGTAGTACAGTTCACCCATCGCAAGAAGAAAAGCGAAGAAACCCACGTCACCGAGTTGGGCGAAATCCCTGAGCACTGCTTCCAGTGCCCTCTCTACAAGAAGGGAATACCTTGCACCTTCAATCACCGTATGGCTAACGGCAAGGATATTTGTGATGATTACAACCTGGAAATCATCATCAAGAATACAGGTAATATCTAAACTATATCAGTATGAAAAAGAAGTCAAACCTCAAACTCGACAAGAAGACCGGTCACGTTCTCGAAGTGCCGACTACCAAGCAGGTACGCGAAAAGGTCAAGGAGATACGTGAACAGAAGGCCGTTACCATCAAGCAGACGGAAGCCGAGAAGAACTTTGATAAGGTCCAGAAGGTCATCGACCGCATGCACGCCAAGGCCAATCTCCCCAAGATCCTTACCATGATCCGCAGAAAGTATCTCTCTACCGTATGCGTCATCAATAGACCAGGAAAGAAGCGTGACCTCCTCAGAGACCGGAAAGGCAGATACGTCATGCTCTGCCACCGCAAGATGGCAAAGGTATTTGTCAATGATGTATGCCTCATCGTCAAGATCCAGCAGTCATACAGTACCGAAGAAGTAAAAGACGAGAAGGGAGAAACCATAGAGACCCGGGAGACTTGGCAGGATGGCTCCTGGAGCATCGTTCCATGTCGGGTGGATAAGAGCAACTACACCACCATTCAGGAGGTCCGTAGGCGCAAATGGTTCTTTCTTCATCGCTACTGGTATGAGATCACCTTCGATGGCCGCATAGAGCCTGCCGCTATGCTCTACGACTACCAGCTGAACCCTACCGTACAGAAGCAGCACTTCTATGTCACGCGCGAATATGTTAAGGTACGCAATCAGGATGCCGAAAACGATTACTTCCGTTTCTGGCTCCATAAACCAAAAGACTATGCAGACAGAACATGAACTCATCATCCTCAACCGTCCACGCTGTAAGAAGCGTGGACTCACCATCAACCGTAATGGCCGTATCACCCTCCGCACACAACCCTGCAAGATTCTTGGGCTATCCCGGGGCGATAAGATCAGCTTCGGCTTCATGGATGGCCAGATGTACATCATCAAGACCGATTCCTTCCCCGACTCCATCCTGCTCTCCGGCAGGAAAGGCCAGCTACATGGATGCAGCGTGAATACTGTCAGACACATGCTTGCCTTTATTAGCGGCGTTTCCACCAATGCCACAGAGATAGACCTTATCGTGTCTGATCAGTGCCAGACCATCAGTATTAATAGTGTCGAATATCAGGCTCTTACTGTCATCAACAGGGCTGATTTCGCTCATTGCAGATAAATAATTCAATGTAAAATAATAAATTCTAAGTTTATGCAACAATCAATTCGTTTCAAAGGCCTCAGCCTTACACCAGACGAAATGGCTGTAGAAAACGGTGCGCTATCACTTTGCGGCAATCTAGAGCTGCATGATGGCGCACTGCGCCCTGCCATCATCGCTGGTACACCGCTCAAAAACAAGATTAAGACATTCCAAGAAGGAGATACCAAACTGCTTTACATACACGAAAGTGGCAGCTATAAGCATTTCATAGGAATGTACCTTTCCGGCAACAGTCCAGTTATACGTTGGTACAATTCCGATGGAGAAGACAAGAAGACAATCGTTTCCTTCGATGCAGGCGTTACCATCCGCTCCATCACCTCTGTCGGCAATACCCTCATCATCATCACTTCTGCCGGCACATACTATGCCCTTTTCCAGAAAGATAATGATCCAGAAGGAGATTATGAGTTTCTTGGCGAAAAACCGCCTTTCCTGAAACTCAGCTTCACCCTCGACTCTTGGGACCAAGCCCTGGATTATGAATTGGGTGGTATCACAGCCGAAACCAGTAACAAGGGATTTAGAGAAGCCTTCCAGCAGACCAATCTTACATGCGGTGAAGCTTTCATCAAAGTTAGCAGCACAACCTTCAAGGGTGGTGATAAATGTGTAGAAATCAAGGCAGACAAGCAATCTGAAATCACAGATAGCATCTATGCCCTCATTCATCGCACCAACAGTCTCATCGCACGCAATGGACTGTTCTATGCCAATTTCATGATTCGTTACTGCTATCGCATGTTCGATGGCAGCATGATTATGCATTCTGCTCCTCTGTTCATGCCTACCCAGGTGCCGAATAGCTATCTGTTGTATTGCCTCAACACCTTTTTCCCTACAAGTGGAATCACTTATGCAGAAGCCGCCAAAGATACCCACCATATCATAGAGAAGGTAGAAGGATCTATCGGTTTCGATGATACCGTTGATAATGTCTATTATGTAGATGCCGACTATCAAAAGTTCAGTTTCAGCATCAATAAGATCACATTTATGTATTATCCACGTGCATTGAAGCTATTATATAGCCTTGCCGGTAATATAGAGCAGTTGAAGAAGTGGAACGAGGTTATCAAGTCAGTAGATATTTTTATCACGCCACCTATCACCAATATTGATACCGATGAGAAGATCAACTCCCTGGAGATATACCCACCGTCTTATTATCAGATTAATAGAGGACCAGTACTTGAACAATGGGTTCGAGACAATGGAGCGAATAGCTTCATCACTACGGTCAGATTCCCTACTATCTCGCAGGATGCCTACAACAACAAGTTGCGCAATACATCTGCCTTCTATAAGGTGGCTTCTCTTCCAGTTTCAGAGATAAAGGAAAGAAACAGTAGTGAACTACCAATAGATAAGACTGCAATATATAATATCTCGCTACAGGAACAGATGAAAGACGATTACAAGACCCACAATCTGCTCACTGCCAATGGTGGCTATGTCTATAATCACCGCCTCAATCTCTTCGGAATCACGGAAAAGCTTTTCCCCGGTTTCTCACGAACTACGATGTTCCCTTCTGCAGCAACGCTATACTACAAGAGAGAGTTAAGAACTATCACCAAAATAGTTACAGTCCTCAACACCACGTCCGGAAAAAAGTATGTTGAACAGGAAAGCGGAAGTAATAAAAATTACATTCAGGAATACATGATCATCAATCTGCCGAAGTTCTATCCGGATCCAAGGGCTGAAAAGATGGTAATCTTCACGGTCGATTCTAATCAGACTGAGATAATCTACTCCTTCACCCTGAAAGAGTGTGAAGAGCTGAATGGAGCCATGCACATGGGCGATTTCCAAGACAACCCTAACTCGTATATCATTTCGTCCTTCCCTTATATGGTAGATGATACGGTAGAGCTGCCCAACAAGATCTACACCTCCGAGACTGATAACGCCTTCTATTTCCCGGTCAATGCCATCAATACGGTAGGTATCGGAACCATCCAGGGCATAGCAGCCACCACTCGCGCCCTCTCGCAGGGGCAGTTCGGCCAATATCCTCTCATGGCATTCTCTACCGATGGTATCTGGGCGATGGACGTATCTGCACAGGGCACATACAGCAGCATCCATCCTATCAGCCGTGATGTCTGCTCCAATCCGCTATCTATCACGCAGCTCGATCAGTCCGTCTTCTTCGTCACAAATCGTTCTGCCAACAGGGTAGCCGAGTCGCAGATAGCTTCCATGTCCGATGTGCTTGATGGTCCCTTCTTCAATATCGTCAGTCACATGGGCAAGTTCTTCAACTACTTCCTGGATGCTAGCAGTGATTCCGAAGAAACAAAGCTCATCAAATCCCAGATGCGCCAACTCATCGACTTCTCTGAGTCACCTATCGACTTCTTCCAGCGTTGTCAGGTCATCTACGACTACAAGAACTCACGCATCTTCTGCCTCGATGTCAGCAACAATACCAAGTCTGCCTCAGCAGATACCGTAGCCCTCTGCTATTCTATCAGAGATCAGGCATGGAGTACCATGCTCATCAAGAACGTGCTCACGGCCCTCAATTCCTACCCTCACCCCTACATCCAGTTCCGTGATGGTAGCGTCATCTGCCTCGATAAGGGCTATGATTACAGCGATGATACCCAGTACCACGGCATCATCGTCACTCGCACCTTGAAGTTCGATGAAGATGGAGTCCCCGACAGCATTACCGGCTATCTCCACTCCCTCACCACCGATTCCGTTCCACTCATGTGGCTATACGGAAGCCACGACAATCAGAATTGGCATTATCTAGGTCGTTGTGGAGATATGAAGTCCAGCTACATGGTCAGCAAGAGCTACCGCTATTTCCGCATAGCCCTCTACCTGAAAATGAAGACCATGTCCCAGTACTTCGCCACTCGCCTGGAGGTCATCCGTCGCTTCGGCAAATTCTAAAAAGCGGAAGAGGAATCAAGTCCCCCTCCTAGCCACCGTTCCGGGGCTTTCCAAGCCCCGTGTCCCTCCAAGCAGAATAGAGCCTTCGCCTCCAGGGTCCACCCCTGTCCAGCGAAGGCTCTTCCATAAACACCTAAAAGAAAAAGAATCCCAAGAAAGAAGAGAATCCCCTTCTTAAGTAAAGCTAGGTCTTCTCATTGTATAGTTATCCCTGCTCAGCAGGTCACTCTGCACATTCTTGTAGTCAGCCTGTACGCTAGTCGAATACAGCTGCGCCTTCTCCGCATACTGATCCATCAGGAACTGGCTCATCACATAGTCCACGATATACCGGTGCATGTGGCTCTTCAGCGGATCCGTCATAGCAATATTCCAGTTCGGAATCTCCAGGTTCAGCGTCACGGTCTCATAAACATTCTCCTCGCGATCCTGCCCCTTTTTGTTCACGGTGCTGGTAGCCTCAGTCTCCACGCCATCCTTGATGGTAGTCACCACCTCCGTCCATGTGCCATTGTGGTTATCCGTGTAGCTGTACTTCTTCACGCATTCCACCAGTCGCTCCAGGTTGTTGTTGTCCTCAGTTCTACCGGTAGTCAGGTATCTCTGTGCAGCCACCTTCAAGTTACCGATAGCCTCCGTTACGGCACGGTTAATAATGCTGCGAGTCTCATCAGAATCAGGACTTTCAATGTTCGCACGAATATCCTGCTGTGCATCATCCACCAGTCCCTGGCTCACTGCGAAGCATCTGGCAAGTACATCATTACAAACCTGCTCCATGCTAAACTTCAAAGTAATCTCTTTTCTATTCATAATTGCAATTATTAATTAGTGAAACATTATCTCAATTCATAGGGCGGTCTTCCACCACTCCAGTCCACATAGTCATGATGGAAATGCTGCGTAGCAGAGTCCTCATGCCGCCCAGAAACCCTAACACCACTTCCGGCATCCTTCTCTACCCGGTCATCATTTCGAGCCTCAGCAGCCAAAGTATTCTCCACCTTCACCTCAGCATCAGAAAATCGATCACCTACAGAAGCACCATTCTCCACCTTCACCTCAGCATCAGAAGAACGATCCCCTACAGAAGCACCATTCTCAACCTTAGCCTCAGCATCAGAAAATCGCTCCCCTACAGAAGCACCATTCTCCACCTTAGCCTCAGCATCAGAAGAGCGATCCCCTACAGAAGCGCCATTCTCCACCTTCACCTCAGCATCAGAAGAGCGATCCCCTACAGAAGCACCATTCCCCTGTTTATGAGAATCATCCTTTCCCCTTGCTAACACAATCCTTTCAGCATCATTCTTCTCTTCCCCATCCTGGTGCCTAGCCTCCTCAGCAAAGCGGAAGTCCTTCTTAAGCAACAACTCCTTGATATCATCAAGATCTTTGACTCCCATACCGGCAAAGTCAGCAGTCTTAATATCATGGAAATCACTCAACCATCCAGCCATAACGGCATGCACCAGATAGTTCTGAATCTGATTGCTCAGCACACCGCTCAATCTCGGTGGCCAGTTACTATGCGTCCTGATGGTGATAACGTAGTCATCGGCAAGAGCCTGCAGATCAAACAGCCCACTTGTAGCACTCGTAAACCTAGACAGAAAACTCTCCAGGTCAGTTATAGCCTCCCGATAATGAATATCCAGCTTACCCTCCTCGCTATCACTAGCCCAGATTGTCTGAAAATCCACCTCCGGGTTATGCTGTGCGATGGTAGCAGTAAGACCTTCCACCACTCCCATCACGCTTTTCTTGATGATGTTAATTATAATTGTTTTCATTCGCAAATTTCTTTCTGTGCCATAGCCATACGGCCAAGCCTATGATTACTAATATCAGAGCAATGATAGCACCCATGGCAAATTTACCAAGAGTGATATACCTTTGCTCATTCTTCGTCAGCTCCCTGCTCAATACCTGTATAGAGTCCTGCTTCAACCGGATAAGCGAATCCTTCTGCAGGATAAGAGATTGCTGCCTATCCACCATTTTATTCACCACATAGAGCGAATCCTGCAGCCTAGTCACCTCCTTCGACTCCTTGTTGGAAATCACCTCATGCCAACTCTCCGTCTTGATAGGCTTCCCTGTAGCATCCACCATGGTCGAAGTACTGTCCTTGGTATGCGTTGTTTCCCGGTAGCTACTCTCCTTCTCCTGCATCCTCACTTGCGCCATCTGCTCAAAGGCAGCCACAAACCGCTCCTGCCAAGTCAGATCCAATCCCTTGCTCACGCTGGTGTCCGTAATATAATGGTCCTGCGTCACGGTCTTCGTCCTGCAGCTCGTCAGAAACATAGTCAGGAAGAACGCCATCCATACAAACAGATACAATATCCAATGTCTTGTTTTCATACGCCATTCAGTTTTATAAGGCCTTCATAGCCCTGGCAAGATACATCTTTCTGCTCGCCAGCCCATTCGTGCCTCCGTTAATCTTCTTCGTAATACTCACCACCTTATCCGCATCAGCCAGCTCATTCAGCCCATGCGTCTCCCAGAACCACATCGTTACATCCACGCAAAGCTCCGGCTCCTCCAGCAGTTCCGGCTGCTCCAATACCGGCTGCATACTGTAAGACTGATATTTCGAGTAGTTGCTTCGCCCGGTCAGCTGGATGAATCCCCTGCCCTTATACTTGGCACCATCACCCTTATGCGTATTACCCAGCATCTTGCCCAGCTCACCCTTCTCATACTTCAAGAAATAAGAGTCCTTGCCAAGCTCATGGGTATAGATCAGTTCACCACTCTCATGCGCAATCTGGGCGAGAAAATGCGCCCACCTCAACTTCGTATCAATGTGATACTTCTCAGCCAGTTCGTTGAAGTAAGGCAGATACTTATCCACCCTCTTCTTTGCATTCGGCATGATAGCCAGAATCTGCTCCTTAGTTATTTGCTCCATTTTCATCATTCTGTTTGTTTTTATATTCCTGATAACTTTTAAAATAAGGCAAGTCTTCAATAAACTTTGCCGAAAGAATGTAATACAGGAAATCCACCAGTTTATACCAGGTAGTTCCCTTCTTCAAGATGCTCCTCCAGTTCTTCAAGATATTCGTCCCGAAGAAATAGGTAGTAGCCCAACAGACATATTGCACCGCACTCACCGATTTGTGCTCACAGTGCAGCCACCGGCCCAGAATAAAGATACTCACCACGATCACGAAAAAGATAGCCGCCATCACAAAGCACATGCCAGCCTTCTTCCAGTCCCATTTCTCACCATTAAACCTGGCCGCCACCAGTCCGAACAGAAAGTTCAGCCCAAGCAGGAGCAACATGGCATAGATAAAATCCATAATCGGGCTGAGCATAGCAAGCACCGCCCCCACTGCCATCACAACATAACCTCTAATATCATTCATGTTTAATTCGTTTAGCGCCCCACAACATTATGAAGACACTGCAAATTTAACCCATCCTCCCCAAACCATATTGATAAATAGCGGAATCTGAACGAAAAAAGAGAATACAAGCCCCAAATTTAGCCTGCATTCTCTTCTTCTGATAGTTTTCTTTTATATATCTTAGGTATTATGGAATTTCCCACAAAGTTTAGTGATTGAAGTACCCCCAGGCTTTACACTTGCCATAAGGGTTATCATCATCCCTCAGCCAGTTCACGGCAAGATCCACCATCCGGTCCATCATCTGCTCCTCGCTGTCCTCCGGAAACCATTTCTTCATCAGATTATAGTTGTCCGAGTAGATCATATTCAGCACCACGGCAAAATCCCATTGGTTATATGGTCGTATCTCGTCCTTCACCGTCTCATAGATCTCCTGAGTCTTGGCTGCGGTATAGTAAGGAGCACGATGCTCTACATCATTGTGGTCCTCAAACACCATCTTCCTGATCTGAGCCTCAGCAAAGAAGTCGTTGAAATGGCCGTTACCCACTACCCCATAAATCTCCTTATACAGTTTCAGGAGATCTTCTTCCTCTGCATGCATCGCCACAAACTTGCCGATAATCTTGGTTACCTGCACCATCTGTTCCGGTGTGGCATCACTCTGATATTTTGTGATAAGTTCTACTAGGTTCATATCATTCTTATTTTTGTGATTTAACGAATTTGAAAATCTCATCCAGCTTGTTTTCCATCTTGTCGAGTCGCTGGTTAGTTCTCTGCTGGTCACGAAACGAAGTGTCCAGTTCTGAGAGAAGATGATCACAGTCCTTTACGGTCTGCTCGAAGTCCGGCATCTTATTGATGATGTCGTTGGCTTGATTCTTCAATGCGTTCACCTCGTTGATGATACTCTCCTTGCTACAGGAGATTACAAGGGTGTCGCTGTATGCTGTTTGCTCAGTATCAACTACCGAATAGGTTGACTGCTTTCCGTCTTCCGTCTGAATATTCACCTTCACGTTCATGGCGCCAAAGTTTGGCATACCAGGCATCTGGGGCATCATGTTGGGCTTGCTACCACTAATATCAGGGCTTGGAGCATTCATCACTTTACCCTGCTTGAATTTTCTTGTTGCCCGGTCAAACAAAAAAACCGGGAAACCTGCCTTTAAATCTTTAAATATCATAATCGTATCGTTTTAAATGGATAATGCGAGGGAAACGATGGCTCATACACCATCCACCATTTCCCTCTATAATGATACTAAGCTGTAGTCAATGCTACGGTCAGACTGTCAAATATGCTCAGACCTCTAGCCTTTCCGCATACCACATCGTTAGCCTTTTGCGTTCTGCCCACACTGGCGATAGTTACAGCCGTTGGCAGTGCTGTCTGCCCTTGGAAGGCTGCTACCCATCTTTCCGTGTAAATCAAAGGCTGCGCTCTCATCACGTTTCTGTTGCCTATTACAGGCGAAATGATGGAGATTGTAGCCACGATAGGCACAAACACCGTTGTGCCATTCAGGATAGGCTGCTCATAACTGTAGGTTATGCTTGCCTGTGGCTGCACGCTGCCATTCACGCAATAAGGTCTGCAAAGCTTCTCATTGTAAGTAGCTAAAACTGAAACTTGGTTGGCTACCAATGCTGTAGTAGCCAAGCCCACTGGAGAAATCTTGTTCATACCACTACGCTTCTGTTTCATTCTTTACTCTTTTTTACTGATAGCCACCTGCTACACCTGCGCCACATCCGCAACCGCCATTCATCAGATTGGCAAAGTAGATGTTCTGCTGCAACTGAGAGTTCTTAAACTTCAAGTCCTGAATCTCGTTGGCTTGCTCCTGGCTCCAATGACCTGTCAAGGTATCGATGATACGCTGGGTGTTGTTCTCACCTGCACGGATGATGTCACAAGTCTGTCGCTGAGTCTCATAGGCAACATTGCTGAAACCACGCTCAACACCAGTGTTAATGTAGTCAAAGCCACGCTGCATCGCTGATGTCAAGTCACAGAAACCCTTCTGTGTAGAATACTGGATGTCCTTCTGACCCAACTGATTTTCGTAACCCATCTTGATGATGTTCTGCTGCGTCTGGCAGCAGCAATCCTTAAGCGCAATTGTCATCTGCAAGTCACCCTGCGAAATGGCGTTGATTACTCGCTCTGCCGAGAATCCTACCTGACCACCAAGCTGCTGGATGCCAGCCTGGATGCCACAGATAGAGTTCTGCAAGGCGTTGAAGTCACAGTTCAGATTGCTTGCCAACATCTTAAGGTCGTTGCCGTTACCCTGGATGGCACCCATCAGCAAGTTGCTGTTCTGGTTGTCTGCCATCTGGTTGCGCAAACTCTCGATTTGACCCTGAATCTCCGCACGCTGCACGTCTGCGCCATTGTCACGATTGTTCCAGTCTGCACCATACATATAGCGCATCATGCCCATCATCATCATGTAGGCAAACGGATTGTTCCACATGTCGGCATCGTCACGGTCACGCATCATAGCCGCCATTGCCAAAGGATTGTTGTCACGATTTGCCATCGCTCCAAGCAAACCACCCATCATTGCATCGTTGCAACAAGAGGTTGTCTTAATTACTTCTTCTGCCATAATTCCTAAAGAAATAAAAGTTGTACATTCTGTTTATACTCACATGTAACCGATTACGGCAGCAAAGTTACTGATAATAGGCAAGTTCTTAGATAACTCTGTCACACTTTCTTTAATTGTCTGTTTTCCAGTGATTTAAGATGACATAGACCCATATCAAAAAAAGAGAAGCCTCTTCTGCTTCTCTTCTTTATATTAAGTTCCCATTATAATTTTTACTATTTTATATACGATAACTAACACTATCATAAGTAGAATTAGTATTTTCAACCATTTAGGATCATCATCCATATATCCATTCTTCATCATATATAAGAAAGTTATGATATACAGAACCGTTCCTAGTTTTACAAGAAATATCAAAATGTCCATAGCTATTTTCTTTTCAATCTTTTCTTGATAAACTCTCTAACATCCCATTTCTTGAAGAAATGAGAATGGTCCCCAGCGTTCCCCACGCTCTCCAGTTCCCCATCAGCAATAGCCCTTCTTAGCGTAGATTCGCTGATATGTGCCTCTTTCTTCACTTGCCCGGCAGTCATATAAGGGTTCAGCATGTCAGGAATCTGCTCACAGAGTCTGTCCAGGTCTTCATCGGTCATTCCACAAGCCGTAACCTTCTCCCCATTCTTCTGCTGCTCTGCAGCCTTAAAGCATGCATCGCTCAGCGACTTCAAAGCCGTGCCGAGTATCTTATAACTTAGTATCTTTCCCATATTTATGCGCAAATTTTACGTCCTAGTTTCGTCTCATTAACAAACATTTTAGCAAAGCTATACAAATAGAATATAGCTGTCACGACCATGACCGTAAAGCAGGAATCCACCATATCATTAGTTGTGTACCAACTCAACTCTACAATATGAGCCGCATTGATGCCTAAGAAGTACATAAATGGAATGCGATACCACTGGCACAAGAAGAAAAATCTACTTGCCAGTATCGTCACCATCGGCAGGACGTAAACCATGAAATAAATAAAGATATAGCAAGGCATATTTTCATTATAGGGGATAAACATCTCACGGGGATGCTGAGAGAACTCCCAAATGCCGTATGCGTGGAAGAACATAATAATGATAGGCACATACTTGCAGAACCAGCGGAAGAACTTTAATATTCTCCTGCTATACCGATTACCATGCTTCTTAAGCATATCCATCAGCTCCGTCACATCAATGTCCTTTATCAACTTTTGGACTTCGGCTTCTTGTTCTAGTGTCATATAACCTCCTTTTTTGTTAGTTGTTGATGCAATTATAGTTCTTAAAAGAAAGAATTTGCCACAAAATTACAACTTTCTGCACAATTTTATCCATTTTGCGCAACTTTTTATAGTTAAACTTTACTAATATAACAATCTGTAAGCAATTTCCTCACACTCATAAGGTTAACGAGGGAAAAAATGAGTCAAGGACAAAGGGTTTGGATTGGAAGGTAGTAGTTGCATATATACCGTTCAACGATTATTCAACGACTAGTAAACAACTAGTTTACATATAGTGTTTTGCTAAATCACAGTTAGCAAAACAGTTAGTAAATTAGTTAGTAACATTAAAAAATAGTAAAAAACAAAACAAAAACGAAAGTTAGTTAGTTAAAACTTTCGTTAGTTTGGTATTTTTCAGTAATTTTGCAGTCCAATAAAAACAAGGCTTAGTTTTAGTAAGGTATAAGAGTAATCTCAGGATAAGGTAATTTTAAAAACATTAAGTTATGTGCAAGATTTCTATAGATACGGTTCGTAGAGCCAACAAAAAGACTATCATGCAGATAGGAAATAAAAAGGCTTATTCTGGGACAGTAAATCCTAGAACCAGTTTCAATGTGTCTGTTTCTGTAATGGGTAAAGTATATGGCCAAAGCATTTCTGCCAGCCAAATTAAAAGTTCATTTAGTAAAGCTGTAAATAATCATGTCTAGAAAATACAACTACATCTACAAACAACTAGTAGAGGGTCGTGGTGATATAATTGGGCACATTGCCTACGCTCTATATAAAGAAGATAAGATAGAATATATCTCAAAATTCAGAAAAGAGCATAATGACAATGAACCAACAGAAGATGATTTAAAACCATTCAATGATATTAGCTGTACTAAAGGAAGTTTAGACAAATATAAATTTGTTGCATCCAGTATACTTCAATCATTTCTTGAAAACACATTGGAAGAAACAAAACAGGATATTGAAGATAGTATTAATAAAAATCACATTGAGTTAATTTCAAAGGCTATTGAACCAATAAAACCGACTTCAACAGCCAAAGCATATTTGCATGGAATAATACAAAGTATAATTGGTGCTTTTGCATTTATGATCATTATGTGTGCTCTTGTATTCATCGTCAACCTATCTACACATAAGTTTACAATAACGGTTGGTGGAGAAGGAAGTACAAGAATACAACAATCAGATTCCACTAAAGTTGACACAATAGCTATCAGACCATTATCCAAGTAATACTATATTAAAATTACAAGTAGTAGAAAACAAAAAGCTAGGTAGATTAATAAGTTCTACCTGGTTTTTTTATCGTTTACGAGGTAAGCAACTTAACAACCATAATTAAGGTGTAGCCCTATCAAGAGTTACACCTTAATTATATTATATACATCTGCTCATAGCCTATTCTCCTAACATAGAGTTTACCATCCCTTCGATGGCTTCATCTGTCATACTCTCCTTGATGGAGGTATCACCGCCAATCGATTTCATCAACATGCCTATCCAAGGATTATCACTCTCCATGGTGGATTGTATCTGCTCCTTGTAGGCGATATAAAGCTCGCCCGATTCCTTGAACTCCAAAAGAACCGTGCGCAACGCTTTCGTCACGTAATTATCCATCAGCAAGGGATTGTCCCTTGCCGATGACAATTACATGAAGCACTGGCAGTGCTTCATGTAATTGTTTCTTCTTCATATCGTCTTATTTTTAAATTTCCAAAGTCAACGACTTATTAACTAACTAATAAGTAATAACTCGTTTGTGAATATATTACCCATTATTTCATGCCCAAATGTACTAGGGTGCGAATTTGTTCCATTGAAACTTTTTAGTTGCAACAATGACTTCGGACTAGTGTTTATTTTAGACCATAAGTCAATTATCGGTATATTGTAAGTCTCTGACAGCAATTTAAAATTGTTTTTACCAAGTTCATAATTAAACTCACTGTCAATTACCAACACCATTCTAGCGGTAGGTTGCACAGAATACATTTTATCCATTAGATATAGCATTGCTCCTAAGAAAGTGGTTCTATGGTCTTCAAATGTAGTTCCATCCTTGTATGCCCATTTGCTAGTATTGAAGTTATTCCAATCATCTAGTGAATAATTGTTATTGTTAGAAATGGTTGCATATATCCACAATGCAACATCTTTATTATCTTCTGTAAACAGATTCTCCCACGTACGATAATAATTGTTATATGCTTTATCCTCACCAGCCCAATTATTTGGGTTATTAGGTGATTCTGATATATCCATTCCAATAACATCTGTACTCAATCCTGCATCTTTTACGGCTTTGGCTGCTGCATATTCTAATTTTGTCAAAGCACCACTACCATAAATTAATGGAGAGAGGATTTTCTTATCAGTTCCATTTTCTGTATAAGAAACAATCTTTCCGTGGATAGCTTGTCCTGGTACACCAGCAGGTATCATATTAAAGCCTAATCTTTGTTGTGCTATATAGCCATAAGCTGTTTCTGCATTAGAACCATGTGCAACAGATGTTCCTATGATACATATTTTCTTTTCATACCATTGGTTGTTAGATATTTTTCCGGCAGTCTCATCTTTAACATATGGTTTATATTTGTATACATCAGCCCACTTCTTGTTTTCATCCTTGTAATTGATGAGAGCAAAATCGAAGTCTTCTGTTTCATTCGACAAATCAATAACAGGGTTGTCTTTTGAATCATCAAACATAATACTTTTTACATAAGTCTTATTTGTAAATGTACCCTTATATAAATAAACCAGACCCCTCCATATACTTTTCTTTAAAATATCAGTTATATATTTTTTCTTATCTGGTTGAAAATATAACACATGCAATATGCCATCACCCGTACTGTTTACGCGCGATGGGTCACTTTCTAATACATAATATGGATAAACCGCAAAATTTATCCACAAATTATCTACTGTATATAACTCTTCATCTTGCACACTACCGCATTGTGCATATCTGAAATGGTCTTCCCACTTCTTGTTTTCATCCTTGTAATTGATGAGAGCAAAATCAAAGTCTTCTATTTCGTTGGATAAATCTATAGTTAGATTATCCTTTGTTTCAAACGTAAT